TGATCACTTAATTTAAATTCGCTACTCATTTTTTCTCCTTATCAATTATATCATAAAAAAAGTTATCAGTATTATCTGTAACTAATCCTTTGTTTTCGACATTCCAAATTGTAGTTTGGACTTTATAATCAGGTATAGATGATGAAGTAGTAAAGCTAGGAATACTCCACAAAATACGATTATTAGGCTGAACTGCGTAATTACCGTTATCAAGAGCCAAAACATGTCCACACTTATGTTGGTCAGGGATTTCAGAATGCTCCGTATCGCTAATGTTAGGCTCTGGATGTGCCCAATCAACCGTAAATAAATACTCACCATGATAAACTTTGTTTTTATTTTTACTAAAATATTTACAGCGTTGACCTTTTAAAAAATCAAAAACAGTAACACTAGGATAATAACTAAATGAATTCCATAACTGCAGATCTTCGAGATCTTGATGTTCCATCTGTGTGCTATGCAAAGTATTGCCGCTTCCTCTTTGAATAAAAGCAGAGATAGGAAGTCTCCAATAGACTGCACCGTTCGTAAGTAAACAATGAAACAAGAGTGCACGGCCGCTAATACTCCCCAAACCAAAAACCACGCATTCTTCAGTTTCTCCTTTATGTTCTCGTAAGTCATATAAATATTCCCTTCTTATTTTACAATATATTGGTGGTATGTTAGCATTTAAATAAGACATATAGCAAGTAGTTTATATACTACTATTCTACTATCTTCAATTTAAATATTTCCTTTAAATTATGTTCTCTATCAAGGAATTTGTACTCTATTTTGTGAACTGTAAAATCTTTTTCAATTTTATTGCATATAGTTTCTGGATCAAATTCTCCACAACTATAAACATCAAATTGCATTAATGCAGGATGCACTTCGTCCCATACGTGCATTACTATGTGTGATGTTTCTATAATAGCAGCACCAGTAATACCACGATTACCAACCATATTAGAATATTTAACATACGGACCCATCATTGCTTTCATTCCGATTTCAGAAATAAATTCTTCTAACCAACGCCTAAGAAACTCCTCGTCCATCGGAGGCCGATAGACTTCAGCACGTACAATTAAATGTTTATGTACTAGTAATTTATTTTTTTCCATCTCTAAACGAAACTTTACCTAACATTTCCATCTTCGTCTAGCTTGTCGTAATCTTGAATTAGGATCCTTTGCTGCCTTAGGAAACATTTTCATTTGACCTGCTGACCTAGCACAATAAGATTTTCTTCTTGTAGCTCTTCTTCCTGTTGGCTTGTCTTCTGTTACTGCTGTGGATAATTTAGAGCCTGGATTTTCTCTTCTATATCTTGCAACGCCAGCTTTAGTCATGCCAGCGCCAGATTTAGTGGCTCTATAGTATTTTTTTGTTTTAGGTGGTTGAACGTCTCCTCCTCGTTTCATTCCTGAAACAAGTTGCATTACCGATTCTTGGTAATTTAAGACTCCGTCTTCTACCATTATTTATCTATAAATAATATTATGCTTAATGCACTATTATTACTAGCTACACCAATGCCATTAACTATTCCTGTTCCATTTCGTTCTGCATAAAGAACTCCATCTTCAGGAAGATTTAATGTTTGTGTTTGGTTTGCACCAACACTAATTGGAATATAAACTTGTGTATTTGTAGAAACGCTAACAGTTGTACTATTTGCAAGACCATTAATAACTGCAGTTCCAGCAACTCCAGTTGACTGAGCTACGTAACCTCTTAATCTTGTAGGTCCAGTAAATAAAACTAAAGTAGAAAGATTACTTGCAACAACTACTGGTTTTACATCTGATTTAAAACTCATTTTTTCTCCTTTAATTAAGGAGCTCCGAAGAGCTCCTTAAAATTAATTAATTATACTGTAGCACTAAATGGTGTAGCCACTACTCCTGTAGCACCAGATACTACTTCTACTTTATATCTGTTTGCTCCAACTGCTGTAGCTTTAATATTTGCTCCACCTACTCCACCTGTAGTTGTACCACTTAAAGTAATGGTATCAGATGCAGTTACTGTACTAAATACTAATGCAGTAGTAGTAGAACCAAGAATAGCTGTTCCTACCATAGTATCGCTGCTATTTGCAACTTTTACTATAAAATTTCCAGTTACTGTTGTTGAAAGTACAAATTCAAAAGTTGCACCAAGATTATTTTGCTGATTTGGATCAGTTGGATCATTTGGAGCTGTTGAATTTACAGCTGGTAATGTAAAAGTAGCTGTAGCTGTACTTGTGTAATAGATTTGTTTTCCAGCATAATTTTCAACATCTAATGTTAAACCTGCTGCTGTCGTTACTGAGTTTGATGTTCCAGCACTAATAAAACCTGCTAATGATTTTACTGGTCCTGAAAAGGTTGTTCTTGCCATGTTTTTCTCCTGTATAGCGGTTAAGCTTTGTAGTCTCTATACCGTCTGTCTAGCCAGTCTACAAAACTATTAATCTAGAATATTGTTAATTATAAAAGAAAAAGGGGCCAGAGTAAACTCTAGCCCCTTTTAGAAATTGCTTAATTAACTATTAAGCAGCTCCTGGAGTTCCGAAGATTCCTCTAGGATCAGACCAACCGAAGCTGTATCTTTCTCTAGCTTTAAATCTAACGTTACCAGTATCAAAATCGCCTTCAATAGCTGTTTTGATTGGACTTCTAACGAATTGTTTTAATCCATTAGGAGCATCAGTTAAGATAAAGAATGCATCAGTATCTGTTAAGAAGTGGTTAACTCTGTAACCTTCTGGAATCATTCCCATATTCTTAATAGCATTGATGTCGTTATCCGCTGTGCTGACTCTAAGAGGTGATCTTAGTACTCTCTCAGCAGTAAATTGTTGTTCTTTTGGAATAACTAATTTTCTACCTTGAAGAGCGATTTTTAAACCTCTCTCGTCAACGAAACCTGCAATGTCAATCAAAGATTGCTCTAATGAAGTTTCGTTAAGATCCGCTGCAGTTGCTAAAATGTTAGAAAATGTTCCACCATTAGCAAGAGGATGGTTGCTAGCTAAAAGCTGAACTCCGTCACCTCCTGTGTATGCAGAATCAAATCCATTATTTAGAACCGCTGCTGCTTTAACTTGTTTAGTATTAGCCATTGATCTAGCTAATGCTCTTGTGTAACGAGAAGCAAGTCTGTCGTAAAGGTTATCCTCGATAGCTTCCTCAGTGATAGCAAACGCTAAAGCGATTGTTTCATGAGTGTATCTAGCAGTGTAAGCTTCGTTAGCTTGATCAAACACTACTGGTGCACCTTCTTGTTTAACTTCAGCACTTCCGAAACCTGATAACATAACTTCTTCTTCAAACGCTCTGTCCGAAGTTTCAGTCATGAAGATTTCTGCATGCTCATTCTCGTATCTGCTGTATTCCAGGCCGAATAGTGCATTCAATCCTGGCTCTAGTTCTTTAACTAGCTGTGAACGTGATATAGCCATATTTTATTCTCCTATTATAGTCCTGGTGTACCACTTCTGTAGAAGTGATTGTTAATGTATACCATAATGTTGGCACCCGTTGCATTAGTGTCGCTATTATCTGGATCTTGTGCAATATCTATTGCTTTCACGTTTCCAGTAACCGCTGCTGTAGATGTACTTACATCTAACTGTACATACGAAATACCAGTTTTAGTATTACCTGTTGTATCTGTTACAAAATAATTGCTGAACAGACATGTAGTCGCGAATGGTTCATCCGCATTTATTTCAAACACAGTCTCTGGACCGTCAATTACAAATGCAATAATGTCAGTTGCAACTGTTGAACCTGGAAGATAATTTTTCCAAGTCGGTTTTTGAGTTGTTGGATCTGTGTAGAAACAGCCATTAAAAACACCCACGATAGCAGTTGACACGTTATAAGGTGCTCTTGAAATTGTTCCATCTGAAAGAGGAACAACTAAGTCACCTTGATAAATAGTCGTAGTATTAGTTGATAATACTCTGTATCTATTTTGAGCGTTAATGAATGGACTTCCATTTAGTTGTCTAGCTGGTCTTAAGCCAAACTTTTCATTAATGTTAGCCATGTTTTTACCCGTTTTAAAGTTTATATTAATTTGGTAGGTATTACAAAAAAATTACTTTTTTCTTCCACCACCAAAAGTTACACGAGACTGTCTACTAATGTTAATAGGCATCTCTGGTCGCTGTTCCTTCATTAAATCGTTGTCTACAGCTTGTATTTGTTCTGAACTTCTTTTTTTAAAGTAGTCAGAGCGCTGCTCAACTATTTCTTCAGGTATCCTTGCCAGCACAAGGCCTCCAACCCCGATAAACCCCTGATGTTTTCCATCACTGATAACAGGATAGTCATGTTTACCAATTTGGGAAGTTAACTCTTCTGCCCTAACTAGTTCATAACCTTCTCTAAGTTTCTTTGACATGTTTGCACTGTCTTGAAACCCAGCTGCTTCAGCTCTAAGCCATCTGTGTTTAAATCCATTTGGCGCAGGCGGTGCATCTAAGTTAGATGGTTGAACCCATGGAGCTCTTCTTTTTTCTTTGGACTTAAGCTCCGAGTCGCGTGAAGTCCTTTTTATATTTTCTTCGCTCATACTAATTAGCCTCCTTCACGTATTTTGCGTATTCTTCTAGTGGCACCCCTAATTTGTTAGCAATAGCTACTTGTGATTTGGTGAGTCTCACTGTTCTGCGTCCAGTTTTTCCTCTATTAGCGGAAGCAACAGTCTGGACTGGTTTCTTTTGCTCCTGCTTATCTTCAGCAAACTTATGAGGATATACATCCTTCATTTGTTTGTTGATTTCATTATAGTACTCATCACTATCCAGGTCAAACCCTTCACTTTGTAGTTTTTCATGGATTTGGAATGCAGTATTTGTCATGAATTCATCAGATCCGAACCAAGTGTTATCTTCAGCCCATTTCTTAGCTTTAGGACTTGGAGTAACAGCTTTTCTTTCAAACTGTTGATTTTGTTCAACATTTTGAGTTTCTTTAGCTTCTAGTTCAGCATCTTTTTTTTGCTTTTCTCTTGAAGCAATAGATAATCTTGCTCTTTCCTTCTCAACAATTAGTCTTGAAAGTTCTTCGTTTGCAGCAATGATGGCTTCTGGATTTTGAGTCTCAATAGCTTCTTTAAGTTTTTTCTTAACAGAATCTTTTTCAGCATCAATCCTAGCATCGTATTGTTTAACATAACTATCATCAACTTCTTGAAACTTCTTTTGAGTGTCGTTATATTTTTTTTGCAAACCTTGAGCATAATCTAAAGCAGCTTGTTCTCGTCTTTCAGCTTCACGCATCTTACGAGTAAGTTTATCTATTCTTTTTTGAATACCTTCACTATATGTGCTTAGATCTTCTGCATCAGCAGGTTTATCTGCTTTTACAGTTTCTTTAGCTTCTTCTTTTTCTATTACATCAACATCTATTTTTTCTTTTTTAGAATCGTGCGATGCATAGCCTAAATCTACTTCTCCTAGATTTAGATTTGGTTCTTTTTTTTCTTCCTTTTTTTCGTCTAGTTGTATGGTTGTCTCCTTAACGTCTTCTAAGTCTAATTCGACTTCTGGACGTTTTTTTTCGTCTACCATACATACTCCTTAGTTTAGTACAATTGCAAAATAGATTCAGGACTTTTAATTGTACTAATGATTTCATCATCATTAAGAATCCTAATCTCTCCTCCATCTATTTTGAATCTAGCTCCCGCATAACGTCCAAATAGTACCCACTCATTTAGTTTGCACCACGGACCGTTCGTGAACTTTTGTTTGTCTTGATAACAAAGGTTTCCCATTTTTAATACATAACCGCATACAGATGTCATCTGTATAGTGTCTAATGTATTATCTGATAATAAGATGCCGCCCTTTGTTCTTTTGGCACCAGAATGAACCAATACCAATAATCTCCAACCTGTTGGAGTAGGTAATTGTTCCAATGCTGATTCTTGAATGTCTTCTGGCTCTAGTCTTTTCTTTTCTTCTTGCTTGTAAGATTCTAAAAGTCCCTCTTTAAGTTTTGGTACTTCCGAATTTGTCTCCGTCTTTGTCGTCATCAAATAGCTCCTGTTTTTTCTGCAGGTCAGTGAGATCCTGTAGCAGGGTTTCTAGACCCTGTATTTTTCCTCTAATATACATAAGATCTTCAATTTTGTCTACACTGTACACAGCGTTATCTTTTAAACGCTCTACAGTCTTTTTTATATGATTTTTTATGTATTTAAAGCTATCGTAATCTACGGACATTAAAATGTTTTTTCTATTTTTAATAAAGTTATATTATCAATATATGGAGTATTTACATTATTGCAAGAAAAAAGCAATAATAAAATAACTAGGTATTTCATTACCCGTTTTCTTGTTCTTTAGGTTGTGGTTTATTCGCCATTGTTCTAGCTACTGACTCAGCACTCCTGCCCACGACATACCCTCCAAGACCTATTTGTAATAATGTCCATACATCTCCTGGAAGAGTTATAGTTATAGAAGCTTTAAAGAAAAA